CTGATTGACATTATTCAGGGAGATTGCGCCTGTCGACGGTAGTGGCATGGTATCCTATTTATCAGCCTTCTGAGTCTAGATGTTATTCGACCGGCGTCACCGAGACGATCGGTGGAGGTGGTGGCGGTGGACGCGACGTAACCGGTCAATTGGCCGGGGGTTCAGGAGGAGTAGGATCCGGAAATGCTGGATCTGGCGGTACCGGCGGAAGTGTGATTGCTGGAGGCGCAGGAACTACTGCTGCTGGTAACGGGACAAATGGTGCTCAAGGATTCGGTGGTGGTGGCGGTGGTGGTGGCGGAGCCGCAACTGGTGCCGACCCGAATACTGGGGGACTTGCTGGAAATGGTGGTTCTGGATGCATTATTTTCAGATATCAGTTTAAGAACTTCACTTAAAATGGCACATTTTGCACAAGTTTCAGGAGAAATTAATGAGGTGGTTTACGTTATTGTTATACCGAATGAACAAGAACACCGTGCCTCCGAATTCATTACTGGCGACCTGGGTCTAATAGGTAATTGGATTCAGACATCTTATAATACGCGCGGCGGAATTCATACTTCTGGCGGAACACCACTGCGCAAGAACTTTGCTGGAATTGGATATACGTACGATTCCGTACGAGACGCATTCATCCCTCCGAAGCCTGAAGGCGAAGGGTGGGTACTAGATGAATTCTCGTGTTTGTGGGTTAAGCAGTAACAATTAACGCTCATGGCTATTCCAAATTCCAGACAGACACTCGTTGACTACTGTCTCCGTACGCTCGGAGCTCCAGTCATTGAGATCAATATCGACGATGATCAGATCTCTGATCGTGTCGATGAGGCCATTCAGTTCTATCGTGAGTACCACTCCGATGCGGTGATCAAGACCTATCGAAAGCACCAGATCACGGCAACTGATATCGCGAACAAGTACATCACGATTCCGGACCAGCTTCTCTTCGTCTCTCGTATCTTCCCGGTCGTTTCGAACAGCTCGTCTGGATATGCGAACATGTTCAGTGCACGGTATCAGATGCACCTGAACGACATCTACGATCTGAACTTTGCTGGTGCTCTGGTCAACTATGTGATGACCAAGTCGTTCCTCGAGATGCTGGACATGACTCTCAATGGCACTCCGGCGACTCGGTTCAATCGTCATATGAATCGGCTGTACATCGATCTCGAGTGGACCAATCTTCTCATCGAGAACGAATGGATCATCATCGAGGGGTACGAGACGATCAATCCGGATACGTACACCGACGTCTACAATGATGCATTCCTCAAGAAGTACACCACAGCCTTACTGAAGCGTCAGTGGGGTCAGAACCTCTCGAAGTTTGAGGGTATCCAGCTCCCGGGTGGAGTCACGATGAACGGCCTGGCGATCCTCGATGCTGCAAATACCGAGATCGCTCAGCTCGAGGAAGAGATGGAAAGCAAGTACTCCACTCCGGTCGACTTCTTCGTAGGATAAAATGGCTCGCAACGTATACTTCTCTCAGACGGTCAAGTCCGAGCAGCACCTCTACGAGGATCTGGTCATCGAGTCGCTCAAGATCTACGGTCAGGACGTTTACTACCTGCCGCGCACGATGATCTCGCGAGAGACCATCCTGAACGAGGACATCGAATCGACCTACGATGATGCGTACATGATCGAGATGTACCTGGAGAATGTCGATGGATTTGATGGTGAAGGTGCGATGTTCACGAAGTTCGGTCTCGAACTCCGGGAACAGGCCACATTCGTGGTGGCCAAACGGACCTGGGAGAAGCTCGTCGGGTTCTGGAACAACGGCATCATCTCAAATCGGCCGGCTGAAGGTGACATCGTCTACCTGCCGATGTCAAAGTCGTTCTTCGAGATCAAGTTCGTCGAGCACCAGCAGCCGTTCTATCAGCTCTCTAACCTGCCGGTCTATCGGTTACAGTGTGAGCTCTACGAATACAGCGGCGAGGGTGTCAATACCGGAATCAAGGAACTCGACGAGCTGCAGCTCCAGTTTGCCACTGAATACTTCTTTGAGGTCAATGCAAGTAACGGCACCGACTTCATCACCGGTGAGACCGTCAAGCAGATCCTGGCACCTGCAACCCAGAGCACTCCGGCAGTGGAGATCTCAGGTCGCTTGCTCCGCCAGGAGAAGCCAGATGCCCAGACACCTCTGCGGTTGGCTGTCGGAGACATTACGACCAGCAATGGCAAGTACAACGAATTCCAGCTCTACTCTGCGGCAAATCAGAAACTGGTCGGAACGACATCCGGCGCACAATGGTCGATCATTCAGAAGTTCAATATCGATAATGTCAACACCAATCTGACATTCGTCAATAATGCTCAGCAGGCTCAGAACCGTGATCTCGAGGTGAAGGCCGACGAGATCCTGGACTTCAGCGAGAAGAACCCATTCGGAGACCCATCAGATGTTTAAAGTCTACACGTTGTATTTGAAAACACATCGAGGAACTGGACTCAAATATCTTGGAGTTACCAGTAGAAATCCGTTGACATATAAGGGTTCTGGAACATACTGGAGAAATCATATCAGTAAACACGGGAATGATGTTTCTACTGAAATCTTGTACGAAACTGAGTCACGCATTGAACTTACATTTTGGGCTTTAGAGTTTTCGCATTCTCTTCAGGTAACAACTTCTGAGGAATATGCTAACCTGAAAGATGAAACCGGATATTCTGTGTATATTTCAAAACCACCATCAGTTGCTCAAACGATCGCTCGCCGCAATAATATATTGAAGGCAATCGAACAGCAAACCGGGGTGAAACGAGATGAACAATTCTGTGAAGCAGTTTCAACTGCAGTCAAAAAATCGTGGGAAAAAAGAAGGTCTAATGGAAAGAGCACGTGGAAGCATTCGCAGAAAAGCAAGGATAATTTTACACGCGGAGCAAAATCTCGTTGGTCTTCAGCCGAACAGAGGAAGCGGCAATCTGATCGGATTAAAGCGCAATGGGTAATTAGAAAAGGAGGGTACTAATATTTTCTCAGGACATTTCTACCATGGAACCACGAAGAAACTCGTGGCCGTTTTCGGGACGTTGTTCAATAACATCTCGGTCATCCGTAAGGATCCGAACGGAGCGATGCGTAATATCCAGCGTGTTCCTCTGGCGTACGGACCGAAGCAGAAGTGGCTTGCACGTATCGATGAACAGAAGGACCTCACTGGTGCAAAGATCGCGATTAAGATGCCACGCATGGCATTTGAGATCGTCGGCATGACCTATGACATCACCACGAAGACCAATCGTGCCAATGTCATCGGAGTGAACGACTCCACTAACCCAGACGTCAAGTACAAGCTTCGTAACTTTGCTCCGTATCGGATTCAGTTCCAACTCAGCATCCTGGCACAGAACCAGGACGATGTGCTCCAGATCCTGGAACAAATCCTTCCGACATTTCAGCCAGAGTACACTGTCACAATTCGAGATCTAGATCCTCTGAACATCAAGACAGATATCCCGATCGTCCTGCAGGGTATCAACATGTCAGATGATTACGAGGGAGATTTCTTGACTCGTCGTGCCATCATCTACACACTAGACTTCGAGATGCGAGCTCGGTATTATGGAGCAATCGGATCCCAGGCAGTGATCAAGAACTCACTGATCGACTTCAGAGATTTCGAGTCAGAAACGCCGATCGAACGCATTGATACGAAGGTCGACCCACTCTCGGCATCGTCGACTGATCAGTACAACATCATTCAGGCGATCTCATTCTTCGAGGATACTACATCGTTCTACCTGACGATGGCCACAAACAACAGCACAGCATTTCAGGTCGGAGAAGTGATATCTGGGAACATCTCCGGTACCACTGCAAAAGCAGTATCGTTCACGAATAATGTTCTGCTCGTTCGTCAGGCAGATGGATATTTTAGATCTGGAGAGACGATTGCCGGAGCAACTTCATCTGCATCTCGAACCCTGAATGCCGTGAGTCCGACGTACGACGTCTAAAGGATCGAATCCTTATACGATGAGCAAAAGCGAACAACTTCTAAAGAACCTCGAGAGCAACCTGCCAGTACTCGCTCCTTCGCAGGAGGATCTGAAGAAGCA